ATTGATATGGCCTGTATGGTATCATGCATATCCGAGAACCAAATGGGTTATTGTCAGAAGGAGAACAGGTGATATTATAGAATCTTGTGTAAAGACAGGATTTATGAAAGCTTTTAAAGATGAGAATAAGCGTAATGCTATTAATGTACAAAGTGAGGAAGATGGATGGCTATGGTGGGTTCATGAATATGAGAAACGTTTTGTAGAGATGATAACGGAAGGATTGGATTGTAAAGTTGTTTATCCTCAGAGATTAGTTTATGGAGATTACTCACAGTTATATGAGATGTTGGATTGGCTTAGACTTAAATGGAGTCCGAGTATCTTTAATTATATTGATCCATTATTAGAAACAAGTAGGAAAAAAGAAAAGGAGGTAAAGCATGTCGGTATTAGCAACAGTAGGTGATGTAGAAGAATTGATGCAGGATACTACTCTCGATGATACATATGTAACAAGTGTTTTGACAACAGTGGATCTTGTTCTTACGAAAGTATATGAATACTATAAAGGCGTGATAGGCAGTGATTTATTAACTGAGATACAAAAATATTATGCTGCACATATTATTGCAAGTACTACGTCAAGAATGGGACAGGAAGAAAAGGTAGGAGATGCTTCGATAAAATATCTTGGCAGTTATACTATGGGATTAAACTCTACTCCGTATGGACAGATGGTATTATTGCTTGATGTGTCAGGTCTGATAGCTAAGTCTAATAAGAGTAGTGCATCTATTTATGCAGTTAAAAGTTTTGACTGATGGGTGGTTTACAATCAATGATATCAAGGAATCTGCCACAGACAGCAATCTATTGGGCTAATCCACATAATGATGGTTATGGAGGAGTTGCCTATGATGATCCTATAGAGATTAATTGCCGTTGGGAAGATAAACAGCAGATTCTTGGTACTATTACTGGCAACCAGATAATAGGATTTCAGAGTGTATCAAGGGCTATTGTATATGTAGATCAGGATTTAGATGTAGATGGTTTAATGATGCTTGGTGAATTGACAGATTTAACAGATAGTGAAGGAGACAGTAGTGGTGAATATTATGATCCAGGACAACTTACTAATACTTATATCATCAAACGTTTTGAGAAAACACCTGCTCTTAATAGCACTACTGATTTTAACAGGAAAGCATTTCTGACACCTTGGTTAACATAACATGATATGGGAGTAGTACAATATAATCCATCAAGAGGACTGACCAAATTAAGAGGTTTTAATGCTGTTGTTACGAATCTTAATAGAGAGATAAAAAAAGTTAAAGGAGGTACACTTGAAGGACTTATTGAAGCTGCAGGAGAAATATATGAGGAGACAGAAAGAGGAGAGCCTATTACTCCTGTTGAGACAGGTGCATTGAGGGCAAGTTGGTTTATTTATTCTAAGAGAGGTGATGAGTCAGGAAACAGGAAATATAAAGGACCAAGTTCAAGAAGTGTTTCTCCAAAGAAGAAAAAGAAAGCACGTATATTGAAAGAATCACGAAAAGAAGAAATGGCAGGTGCAAAAACAATAGTTGGAAAAGCAAGTGATATAATTGTCGTAGCAGGGTATAGTGTTCCTTATGCAGCATACGTTCATGAAGGGATAGGAGGTACAGGTTCTATAACCAAATGGACGAGGAAGGGTTCAGGGAAATGGTGGTTTCAGAGAGCTGTTAATAGCAGTTCAAGAAAAGTATTAGGTATAATAAAAAAGAATGCTCAAATAATTTAATAATGAATGCAAGTAGTGTAGATATATCAAATATGCTCGTAGCTGATACTTCGTTAGGACTGACTATAGCAAGTAATTTATTTGTCGGGAAAGAACCTACTACTCCTGATAATGTAGTTACGATATATGATACATATGGCTTTCCTAATCAACTTACTCTTGCAGGGAAAGGTGAGGATTATTATTATCCTACCGTACAGATTAGGATTCGTAACAGAGATTATCGCACAGGATATAATTTAGCACATAACATAATGGTATCACTACATGGTCGGGCACAAGAGACATGGAATGATACTTTATATTCCAGAATCGCCAATACAAATGGAGTTTCTCTGTTGGATTGGGATGATAATGGATTGGTAAGGTTTATCGTAAACTTTGAGATTCAAAGACGATAGACAATTGTTTAATTAAACATTTGAGAAGGAGGTAAAACACATGGCAAGCAGTGCAGTTTCCGGAGTAGGAACACAATTTCGCAGATGGAGTGGGACAGCATGGGCTGATCTATCAGAAATAAATTCTATTTCCGGTCCTACTATGACCAGAGATTTTATTGATGTTACATCATTAGATTCTACTGGTGGCTATCGTGAGTTTATTGCTGGGTTTAGGGATGCAGGGACAATTTCCCTGTCAATGAACTTTACTCGCAATACTTATGAAGCATTCTTGGCTGACTTCGAGAGTCCGGATGTTCATTATTATGAGATCTGTCTTCCCGATGGTGAGCTTACTACTATTGAATTTGCAGGGTTAGTTACGGAAGTTCCGATAACTATTCCTACAGATGACAAGATTACTGCTGATGTAACAATAAAGATCAGTGGTAACATTGAAGTGGCTTCGGGCACTTATGATGAAGAGCCATCAGCAGTACCTTATGTTTAACCAATAGGTATTTCTATGGTTTAAGAATAAGTTCTAATCAAGAATTTTTTAATAACAAAAATAATAATTACTAATCATGAAAAATTTATTAAACAGAGAAAAGCTCCTTGCAAAAGAAGAACTTGAAGTAGTACAAGTAGATTTGGGAAAAGATGAATTTGTATATGTACGTCAGATGACAGGGCGAGAAAGAGATCGTTTTGAACAATCTCTAAGAAGAGAGATTAAGAATAAAGCAGGTATGGTGGATGGATTTGAAATGGTTTTAAATGATTTCAGGGCAAAACTTGCTGTTGTGACTTTATGTAATGAAAAGGGTGAATTGCTTCTTAAACCAACTGATTATCCTCTATTAAGTGAGAATATGAGTGCTGCAAGATTAGAGAAAATTGTTAATGAAGCACAGAGATTAAATGCAATAACTGAAGAAGATAAGGAGGCATTAGTAAAAAACTCAGAAGCCGTCCTGGACGGCAGTTCCAATTCAGACTTTGCAGAGAACTTAAGATAATACATCCTGACGTTCTTTTAGGTGGTGAGAAATATATATACAGAATATTTGGTATTCCATTTATGATTAAGACCAAAAATGGATTAAATTCTTATCAACTCAGTGAATGGGAGGCATATGATAGATTAGATCCAATAGGTGAATGGAGAGATGATTTTAGAGGGGCTAAATTAGAGGCATTGATAATTAATATAGTTCAGGCATTATTTCCAAAAAAAGGAACAAAGGCAAAAACATTTAATCCAATTGATTTTATGCCAAACTGGAGTGGAGAGGAGAAGAAGCCTGAGAAACAAAGTATAGAAGAAATGAAAAAAGTATTGCTTGAATTAGCAGCTTCACAAAATAAGAAGGTGAGAAATAAGAAAACACCACCAATAACAAAAAATAAAGAAGCATGAATATAGGTGCGCTAACAGTAACACTTGGAGTAGATACATCTGGATTAACTCTTGCCAATACTCATTTATTGAGTTGGGAAAAAAAGACAACGACTACTTTAAATAGGATGTCTCAAAGATGGAGGACATATGGTTATTTGGCTTCTGCTGCCTTAACTCTTCCAATTGTAGCAGCATCAAAAGCAACTTTCAAAGCTGCGAAAGATTTTGAATTTTCCATGCAAAAAATTGTAGGACTTACTGGTACGGCACAAGATACTGTTAATGCTTGGAGAGAAGATTTATTAAAACTTGGTCCTGAATTGGGAAAATCACCACAAGAATTAGCAGAAGGATTATATTTTATTGCTTCTTCTGGTATTGCTGGATCAGAGGCTATGAATGTTTTGAAATTATCAGCTAAAGCAGCAGCTTCTGGATTAGGAGAGACACAAACAGTAGCAGAGTATTTGACATCAGCCTTAAATGCATATAGAGGCACAGGATTATCTGCTGCGTATGCGACTGATATACTTGTAGCAGCAGTAAGAGTTGGTAAAGCAGAAGCTTCTGGATTTGCATCAGCAATGGGAGCTGTTATTCCTATTGCTTCTACAATGGGAGTAACTCTTGATCAAGTTGCAGGAGCAATGGCAGCTATTACTTTAACTGGATCTTCTGCAGCACAGGCAGCAACATATCTTAAAGGTATGTTTAATATTTTATTGAAAAAATCTGAATTTGGAGAAGGCGCAGAAGCATTAAACTCAATAAAGACTTCCTATGAAGAACTTAGAGCTATTTTAAAAAGTGGTGGGATAATTCCTGTAATAGAAAAAATTAGAAAAGGTATGGATGCTTATGGAGATACTTTAGTGGCAAAAGTATTTCCTAATATTCGTGCCATGACAGGAGTTTTGTCATTATCTGGAAAGAATTTTGAATATAATTCAAAAATAATGAAGGAGGTAACAAATTCTGCAGGTGCATTGGGGGCGGCATGGGCAGCCGTATCAAATACTATAAAAATTAAATTTGATAAAGCTATTTCCAGTGCACAGGTTGCTATGATAACATTAGGAAAGTCTGTAGCAGAAGCAGTTATCCCTGTATTGCAATGGTTAGTTAAACAATTACAAAAATTAACAGAACATTTTAATTCATTAAGTGATTCTCAAAAACGTTTTAGAATAATTGTTGCTGCTGTTGTGGCTGCATTAGGTCCTCTATTGATGATAGCCAGTGTTATTGGATATTCAATAAGTGGATTGATAAGTCTTGTAACAAAATTAAGTGCTGTTTTTATATTTATGGCAAAAACTATATTAACAGCAATTCGAAATCAAACAATGTATAACGCAACACTTGTTAGTGGTATGTCAAATAAAGCTAAATTCGCAACTACATTAATAAATCCATGGGTACTTCTTACTGCAGCTATTGGATTTGCTACAATAGCACTTGTAAAATATATGAAAAAAATGGATGAATTACCAGAACGGGTACAAAATCTTAGGGATAGTTTTAAAGGAATTGTAGCAGAAGAAAAAGGAATTGAAGATATGTTATCTGTTTCATTTGCTATGGATCAGGGTCAATTAGAAAATTTTAAAAATGTGCTTGAACAAAGATTACAGATATTAAAAGATGATAGAATTAAACTTTTAGCATTACGAAATGACTGGTTTGTTGATGATAAAAAATATGCTAAATTACAATCTGATCTTTTAATAAATACGAAAAATCTTGAAAAATGGACTATTAAAAAACCTGGTTCAGTTACTGCTAATTATTTTGCAAAAGAAGTAGAAAAAAGTAGAAAAGCATTAGCAAAGTACACTACTTCTTATATGGTCGGATTAGATAAAGATGTTGCAGAATTTGATAAAAAAATTGCGGGTACTTTAAATAGTATAAAAAAAGTAAATGAGGAGGTAAACAGGATTCAGACTGATCCAATATTAAAGGCATTTGAAGATCAGAAAAAGGCATTTGAAGATCAGAAAAAAGCAGAACAATTAGCGTTAGATATATTTGAAGATTTGGCAAAAGGAGAACTACAGATTTCTCGTATGACCAAGCTATTGGGAGAAACATTTGATACTGCAGGAGAGAAAACGAAATTATATAATAAAATATTAGAATCATTAGCTAAGACAACAATACCTTTAACAGATAAAAGACTAAGAGAGTTAACAGGCTTGATACAAACATTGAGTCATCAGGAATTCTTTAAAGAATTAGAAAAAGACTTACAAAAATCCGTGATGCCTTCTCCTGTTCAAAATTATGATTATTCGGAAATGTTTTCTAAATTATCAGGAACACGAGGAACAAGTGAACTTAATTTTATGAAACAATTTCAAACAGAATTAGACCTCATTACATTAAAAAATAAAACATTAGGAGAATCTTTTAATGCAGGAAGAGCACAGTTGACATATTTTAAGCAAGTTTTAGAAAAATTATGGGATGCTGGAAAGAGACCAGGAGATTTTATATTAGATCAAGTTATAACTAGAATGAAAGAACTCACCAATCAACAATATGCTTTAGATTTATTAACTGATGCCTTTACTGATTTCTTTAGTATTACAGCAAAAGAATTTGCACATTTTGATGAATTTATAAAGAGTTGGGTTAATTCTGTTTTAAGAAGTTTCCAAAGATTAATAGCTGAATTGTTAGCTAAAAAATTAGCAACGCTTCTTGTTAGTATATTTTCTGCTGGAGCAGGAACAGGGATAGGGGCATTACGTACTACTCCTATTGCTGGACTTGCTCAAGGAGGTGTCGTACCTCCTGGTTATCCTAAAGATACATATCCTGCCATGCTTACTTCAGGAGAGACAGTCATTCCTGCAGGAATAGGTAATCTACAGAATCAGACATGGGGAAATCAATTTGAGACAGTAGTATTTGAAATCAGAGAAGATAGATTAAGGGGAATCCTAAATAAAGGTAATCGTAAAAATAACTTGTATTAATGACTTACGGATTAAAATATCAATCAGATTTCTATAATCGTTATGAGAAATTAGTCTCTGTAAAGATTTATAAAAGAAATTATGGGGATGAGTCAACATCTGTAAGAACATCACAAGTTGAAATAAACTTTAATTATCAAGATAATGATACTCCCATAGCAGGGACAGGTGCAAAAATAGTTATTATTAATGAAGGGGAATTTACTTCTTTGCAGGATTTATTGACATCTAAAGAGAAAGAGTTCTTTTGTACTATAGAATATAATAGTGTTTTAGTATTTCAGGGATTCTCATTGTGTGATTTGAATGAACAACAATTCATGCCAAAAGCAAGAATAGCAGTTCAGTTTACTGATTATATGAGAAGATTGGAAGGGAAATATTTGAATTGTTTGTCTGACATTGGAATTAATACGACTGTTTTTAACACAATTGAAGAAGCTTTAGTAGATATTGGTTTAGATTATAATTTATATGTTAATTCTACTTTGTTTGAAGAAAATATGAATCAGGAAGCACAGGATACTTTTCTGGAACAAACATATGTAGAAAATAATATGTTCTTTACAAGTGCCAATGATTATGATGATGCTTATACAGCAATAAATAAATTATTACTTTCATTTGGGGCATTTTTGTATTCTCATGGAGATAAATGGGTTATAGAACGACAAGAAGATATCACAAGAGATGGTGATTGGGTTATGTTTTCATCAATAGATAGCGGAGGTGATAGTAGTGAAGCAGATTCTATTATATCAAGTTTGAAAGAAGAGTATAATAAACAGGATGGAGACTTTGACTATATTGAAGGCAGTCAGATAATAGAATATGAATCAGGATTACAAATGCTTATATTGAATTTGAAAGATAAACAATTAGCTTCATTTGTATTTAATAACTATACACTTGATATGCTGACTGTGAATGATGATTTTCCTCTCTATAATGATTCAGCAACTCCGCTTGTCCTTCGTACTTGGTATAGACATGAAAATGTTGTCCCTATAGCTGTAAATTATGCTTATCAAGATATGCAGACATATTTTGAATGGACATATAATTATGGTCTTTCTCCTACCATATTTAAAACACAAGGATTATATTACAGGTTTGCAGTTCAATTTAGTCCTTCGGAGAATACTCCTATTGTAATGAATATTACATATAAAATGTCTCCTATCATGGATTATTCAATTGTAGATTCTTTCATGATATTATTTGCTTTACGCATTGATAGAGGAGAAAGAGATGGAGAATATATTGGAAATATACCAGATGTTTTAGGGAACATTATTCCATGGATTGTGACAGCAAATGGGACAAATGAATTTATTACAGAACAGTTTACAGTTGACCCCAATACAGGGAAAACATTTACAATGAGCAAAACTCTTAATTTTACAGATCAATTATTTTTGAGTGCTGGGGGAGGATTAGGTGGTACTTACTATCAGCTTTGGGAACAATTAGGAAGTCCTGCAAATCAAGAATTTACTATTATGTTTTTCCCTATGTATTATTTTAAACCTTTATATGTATCTGTAGTAAGTCATAATTACATAGGCGATATAGAAGTTACAATTACCCAGCCAGAAGTTCTTAATAAATTAACATATTATCTTAATGAAGATTTTATTAAGACTAAATCAATAGATATTGATTTTTTTGATTTGGATAATGTAAATTTTAGTAATGGATTTATGATAGGAGATAATGGTGAAACAAAAACTAATGTATGGATTTCAGAAGATTCTCCTTCTTCGATTCCTTTAATGGATATTTATGCAAAGAACAAGTTTCGTAATTATAGTAGAACTATTCATAAATTAAAAGCAAACATATCACATGA